CCAATAGCAGCAGTCCCAGCTGCTGCCATACCAGCGAATGCTGCTGCGCCCACCTTTGCCATATTAGCAGCGTCGGCTTTGATAGCGCCAAACATAGTCGTGGTGCTTTGCTGTGTATCACGCATCTCACTACGGTACTGTGCAGTGTTGGCAAAGAGTAAAATATCTAAACGCTGTAATACTTTTGCCATGATGCAATCCTTATTTTTTAGCGCGTCTCTTAAGAGTAGCTATCAGTGATTCAGTGTAATTTTGACTGCGTACCGCATCTTGTGCCGCATTCTCAGCAGCGCGTTGTTCATTGGTCAGCGGTAAAGGATCAATCACCAGCAGCTCTTTCAAGCTTGGCACTTTTGCACAGTGACCTGACCATGCAGCGACTTGCTGTGCCAGTATGGCAAAGTTTAGGTCCATGCGATAATCGCCAATTGGACTAACGCTATCAAACGCTTGCCATTCGCGCAGCTCATCGATGCCCATAACGGCATCAATTTCTGCGATGGTCTTGGATAGATGCCCAGCGAGTTTAAATTTAAAAAATTTATCTCGCTGGGTTAGGAGTTTTTTAAGTCTTCGTCTTCCGGTTCGTCAGCGGCTTCGTCATCTTGTTTGACGGGCTTTTTGACCACAAAACGATTGATGATATTAAACTCAAGTATTACAGCATCAGTCAGGACTGGAGGGATAGTCTTGACGATCTCAATATCGTCTAGTGTAAATAACGGCTCATTGTTCTCGTCAACGAGAGCAATGATAAAGGCTTCAACATTGCCTTTGCCTACGACTTCTTTCATGTCTTCAAAGTATTTTTCCCGCTCCCCAAGCGTCATACGCTTTACAAATACGTCAGCATCTAGCTCTTTGATAGTGAGGCGTGAAGGCGCTAGCAAGGCTGATGAGGCAATGGCAGCAAGTAGGGTAGTACGTCCAAGCGGATTGGCTTTACGTTGCGCGACAGTTTTGGCCATAACAATAGTCTCAATAATTGGTTAAATAAAAGCCCACAATTAAGTGGGCTTGGTCAGTAGGTGTGATTGGTCAGTGCTTATGGCGCTGAGACAATCTCAGTCACGTCGCTACCGATAACGATAACGCCTTTTTTACGGAGTTTCTTTTTCGGGTCAGTGACGTTGCTAAATTCTGAAATCATGGCATCGAATTTGTAGCCAGATACAGCAATATCTGCGAAATGGATTTCACATTGCACCACTTCGTTGTTGTCATAGGCTGCTTTTAGCTTAACGTGTTGCGGGTCAGTGGCTTTATATACCAGCTCAAATGCCAAATCATTGACTTCGGTAAAGTCGACTACGGCTTTTTGCGTGTTACGCGCATCAGTCGTTGTGATTTCATCGATAGATTTTTTTTGATCAGGCATATCGATGTTGGTTAATAGCGGCACTTTGACAAAAGTGACACCATCATCAGTGCTAATTTTTAAAAAATGCTGGCTGTCAGATAAGCCGTCGATAATTGCTGCCATGTGATTGTCCTCTATTCGGTTGGGGTGGTTTGGCTAAATTCATAATCTATCGATTGACGATATAAGTCGCTAGCAGCATCGTACATTTGCTCCTGTCCGCCATAGATGCTGTGCTGGATTTGGTCGTTAATGGCATTAATGACTTTGTTAGCGAGTAACGTGCACTGATAAGCGTCATCGTGATAGACGTCTATCTGCACTCGTACCCACTCATGCCCGGTAATACCATCATTAGTGATTTCGGATACACTGCTGATGGTTTGATAAATGATATATGGTGCAGTCGCATCATCATGCTCACGAATAATCATTGGATAGATGCGGGCGTTGACCAATGACCCTAGCGTCTGTACCAGTTGTACGCCTGCAATCATGACTGCTCCAAATATTTATCAATATTTTCGTTAAGTTTTTCACCAAACCTATTCACAGCTCCTTCGACATTGTGGTCAAATGCTGGGCGCAAGAATGGAGAAGCCGCCATCTTTGATGTTCCTTTTTCGATAAAGTACCAATAGTACGGTGGTAAATCTGTTTTACTATTTTGAACAAATATACCTACCGCAACGCCGTTATTTTTAAACTCTTTGAGTTTGGTTATTTTTAGGCGCTTGATACTGCGCTTGAGCGTACCAGGCTTTTGCATGACGAATTTACCTTCGCCGCGTTTCGCACGTTTTGACTTACCGCGACGAAATTTACCGCGTTTAGTCTTGACCTGTGTTGACTCACCTTGAGCGCCAGACATATAACGTCTATAGGCTTGCTCTGATTTTGGCGCTAGTTGTTTGGCTTCTTTCAACATTGGCGCAGTGGCGTAATTTAGTGCGCCAGTTAATGATTTGCCGATTAGTTTTTCAGTTAATAGCCCAAGCTTTTCATCAAGCTCCGATAGACCGTCGATGTCTACGCTGCCCCAGTCGTCACTCATTTGACACTCTTTAACATCAACGTGATGTACTCAAGTCCGCTGCGCTCATCGGGTAGTGGGTCGCCATCGACCGCATACATTTTGCCGCGATGCTCAATACGGGTTTTGCTATCGATATCAGTGCGATATCGTAGCTGACAGCGAGCACGAGTCTCACTGTCAGCGGCTTGAGCGTTGATAACATCTTTGACGGACAGAGGTGTAAAATTTGCCCATAATACGACGGTTGGTGTCCATGATGTGCTACTGGTGCCGCCCATCGGTGATGGCGTATTGATTGATTTATAGACAGTAATGCGGTTGCGTAATTTTGATGCGCGCATGGCAGCTCCTTATGTGACAGTAGGGCGGCGGTACGGATAGAGCATAGATACAACCGGCTGCGGTAAGTAGTTGCCATTGGTTGGTGTGTCTTTATCTGGACTGCGGTTATCATCAAAGTAGCCAATCAGCATAAGCGTGGCGACTTTGATATCTTGAGTCCCTTCAGCTGGTATAGTTTCAGTGACATACCGCGATATTGCAGATTCAGCCGCCGCCATGAACATGCTTAATGTCGCATCATTGGCATCGTCGTCATAGCGCAGATGGTGTTTTACTTCGTCAAGCGTTACCCAAGCCATCATCGTCTCCTTGCGGTTGTTCATCAGTTGGAGTAGGAGCAGGGGCTTTGGCAAATGGGTCAGCACTACCATCGCGTTTGGCGATTGCTGCAAGGCTGTAATTCTGCTGCTGAATCATTGGACTTTCACCGCCTGATACAGCTGCATAGCCAAGCTCAGCGCGTGCTTCATTTGGCGATAGTATGGCGGCACCAATACCTTCTTTAAGAAATGCCATTTGACTGCCTGAATCCATACGAAGTAGCGCTTTTAAATCAAACTCAACTTCGACACCGGCTTCTAAGTCCAAGTGCTGATTGAGCAAGGTTTCAATCGACTCTATGTAGTGCTGCAAGCAGTCACTGTAATAGATGTCGTTATGGTCGCTGACTTTGCCACTGGGCAGTGGTGCAAGCCCAACTTTGAAAGCGGGAACGCTAAATGCCGTACAGACGATTTCGCCTGACATCTTCAACTGCTCAACCAATTGTGCGTCGTTAGCAGCAACGGAGATTGGCACGTAATTCATGCCGTCACCCATTACTGCTGTGCCGCCATTACCTTTACCTGAATAGTTTTTCTGCCAATTTTCTTTTAACTCTTTACTTGTCTGCTCACTAATTACTCCCGGTGCAACCAAAATGCCCGATGGTCGTGAGGCATTAGCAAAAAATGCTTGAGCATTACGCTGAATACTGATGCCTTGGCTGGCTGATAGTGCGCAAGCTGTGATCGGTGACAGGCCAACCAATGGATGATAGAAGCAGTTAAAGCGGTCATGAATAATTTCAGACGCAGGGAGCACAACATCTTCATCTAAATCAAACAAACGATCCTTACGGACTTGATAAAACACATTGCCGTTTGGGTCGACCAATGGCTTGGTGCGTTCAGGATTAAGTATCTGTAATTTCCACACTTCGCCATAGATGTTGCGGACTTTCCATGCATACGTGTTGCCGCTGGTTGCCTTACTTGTCGCCCAAGCTTCGGCAAATTGTTGCCAGTTTTGGAAGTCGTTAGGCTTGGCTAGTAAAGGGTTGACACAGCTGGTACAGACCTGACTGACGCCATTAATCTTTTTTTTAGTCTTGATTTTGAGCTTGCCGATGTCACGGGTAATCAATGACACGCAGGCAAACACGGCATGGTGTCGCATCTGGTCGTTTTTGCTGACTTCAATCTCTTCATTGCGCTGCCATGCGCCGGTAAATGGCTCGTGTATGGTGTGCCAAACATCGCCGCCATTGACCGGTTGGGCAGTGCTTGCAGATTTTTTGCCAGTCATCCAATCAAACATGCCCATAATTATTACTCGCTATCAGTTTTGGTGGTTGCTTTAGCTTTTGGTTTGGTTTTAGGCTTTGGCTCATCAACTTCAGCAAAGCCTGTTAAGACCAAGATATTGCCATGGAAGTCACTGACATCATCAGTCTTACCAGCAGGGCCGTTGGGCGCGTCTTTAATATATGTAATTTTCATAGTGACCTCGTATTTTTTAGGAGTAGATACTAATAGCGAAGGAAGGGCGCTACTAATACCTACTCGTAAAAAACCCCAACACATGGTTGAGGTTTTGGCCAGTCTTAAGCTAAATGGTATTTAGGCTTATGGGATTACATTGGTGTAATTAATATAAGCAGCAGCAGTTACGCGACGCTTAGCCCATGTGATATGCCGCTCAGCACGAATGGCCGTCATGTTTTGTTGCCACAAATTGACCAGCGTAGTTGCACCCATATCAATAGTTGCTTGATCACTAAATGCAATCTCAACCGCGCCATCATCTGCCAAGTAAAGCTCAGATGGTTTGATTAAAGCAATGACATCAGTGACAGTTTCAGACTCAATGACCGGTAAACCTTTGAGTGTTTTTTCACCGAATGGGGCGTCCATACCGCGATAGAGCGGATTACCCAACGCATCAGTTAGTTCACTTATGTCACTGGCGCGTGTTTCGCTCATCACATAATGAGCGCCTTTTAATGACAGGCTGTTACTAATAAAAGATGCACGTAATGCGGCAAGGTCAGCTTTGTAGTTATTGACAGTGGTACCGGTATGGTCGATTTTGGTAGCGCCATTGAGTACACCGGCAGGGCGCTTAGTGGTTTGTGCGCCGGTATCAATAAACGTGTTATCAATAAGTGCAGCACACGCCTCGATCATATCGTCCCGTAGCATTTGGTCAGTGCCTGGTGAGGATAGTTTAAGCAAATCATCAGTACGGACCACGATACCAGCCAATTTGTGATGCTTGATTTCGACTGTATTAAATGTTGGATTTGTTGCTGGTTTTGCTTCGCCTTCACCAACCCAAGCAGCAATACCGCCAGTCGCCATACCTGGGATGGTTGCGTTAAACGGTGCAGCTCGCATCTGTGATGATAATTTATCAACAATAGTCTCAGCTCGTAGCATCTCGATAAACTCATTTGCGAGTTGATTTTCTACAATCAACGCGCTTGAATTAGAGGTGTCGAGTACGGCTGCTTTTTCAAGCGCTTGAATAACACGCGGGTCCATACCTTGCGATTTAGCGATATCAATTGGGCTGACATAGTTACCGTTTTTTTGTTGTAACACTGCCAAGGCTTTAGCTTTGGTTAGCTGAGCAAAGCCGATGCCTTTTTTGGCGTGGTTTGGTTTCACAGAGGTGACTCCTTTGGCAGCTTCCACTGGGTCGTCTGCACCCTCTGCTGATTTGGCGGCTTCTTCTTCACTGTCACCAGCTGCTGGTGTAGCGTCAGTGATTGCAGTTTTTGCATCATCAATGAAGCCTTCGACTCGCACTAGGTTGGTTTTAAGGCGTTCAATTTCTGCTTCTAGTACAGCGATTTCATCTTCTTCGCCGTCGTCTGCTGTTCGGCCATCGTCAGCAGCTTTGGTCATGATGCCTTGAATCTTGCCTTTCTTGGATTTGATGGTCGCAAGGATTTGCGCGCGTTGTTTTTCCCACATAGGTCATTCTCCGGATAGTAAACGTATGCTGCCCTGATTAGGGTCAACTAAGGTGATAATTCGAGATGTTTTTGAATTTGGAACGCTGGTGCTGCTAGATGCTTTTGTTTGTGGCGCTGGTACTAATGGGTCGGTCTTTACTTTTGAAGGCATTGACGTAGCGTTCTGTGCATCCGAAAATGCCTGCTTGATATTTTTGACGCTGGTAATCACGGCATCGGGATTAGCAGGGACGGTGACAGCAGATAATTCGTACCATTCCCACTCTTTAATATGCAGACCCCAGCTGTCTTCGAGATAGTTATACTCAAGCGGTCTAAAACCAATAGACAAGCATTTGACCAATCCCGACTTGATAGACTGCCAAGCTTCATCAGTCCGATTTTTAAGAGTGCCTTCTTCTGCGATTTTGACGATGGTAGCGGTGATCTCAATGCCTTCATCGGTGACGGTTGCATCAGTCACTTCGCCAATGGGTTGATTGTGGTTATGCTGCCAAAGTAAGGGAATGGGCAAAGCGAATTTAGCGCCGACCATATCCAAGATGTCGTTATCACGGTCTTGCTTCGGTGTCGATGCAATGCCAGTGATAGTGCGCGTTTCTTCGTCTTCGGTTATCGCCTTAACCTTTAGTACGCTATAAGCTTTGGTCATAAGGTTTCTCGTTATAAAATTTGGGCAAAATAAAACCGCCCTTATCGGCGGTCTTGGTTATCTTTTTTTTTAGTCTTGATTTTTTAATCATAGTATCTGCTCACAGATTTGAATTATGTAATGGTTTGGGTGCTGGTAAAGGTGCTCTATAAGTACCATTACAAAGCTGAGTAAACTTCTTTAAAAGAATGATTGCATCTTCAAAGCTATCCGTCTTTTGCAAAAATATTTTTTGTCCAGTAATTAGATTCGCATAAATACCTATTTCGCCTCTATCGAGAGAAGCATTAATATTTAAATGTGATAACTGACTTACGTTTAAGCCTGTTGTATTTAGAATAACGATTTTGCTCATAATCAAATCCTAGAGAATAAAAAGGAATATGCAGATAATGCATATTCCTTAATTAAACAAAAAACATAGTAGGTGCGCCAGACTTTGGCGGCTCTGGGTTAAGGCTCATCAATGCGACGGCGTTTAGCATACCAATGACAGGGTCAATCTTAGCAGTGCCAGACTCGGCCTTACTAATCATCGTACCGCTGCCGCGTACTACGGTTCGAGAGTTACCAACACACCACGCCATCATGTCTTGGTCAGCATGTATAAGATGTTTACGTGCAATCTTATTTTCAGCGGTTTTGATATAGCCTGACATCTTGAAACCTTGACT